AGCTTTTCAAGATCTTCCGGCTCCGCTTCGATGCCCAGGCTGATATGATCAGGACCTGGCTTGAGGATAATCGGTTGAAGAATTCTGGTGTGAATATTCCTATTGACCATCCTGAATCTGATGAGCTGCTGGTCCAGGCTTTCGCTGGCATGATGGATGATGGCCTTCAGCAGTTCTCTCTCGCAAATGATATCGTGTTGGATTATGCTGCTTACAACGAGGATGCTTTATTCTGGGTTGATTCCTGGGTTACTGATTTGACTGAAATGATTGATAAGACCACTGGTAAGCGGTTGGAGCGTGAGCTTACCAGTTTCATCTCCGAGGAAGGATATACGATCGGGGATGTGATCGATGGTCTGATGGCATCCGGATTGGATTCCGGTCGTGCTGAGGATATCGCAGTGTCCGAGATTACTCGTACGTTCGGGAAGTCTGAGTTCGCTGCTGGCCAGCAAGCCCTGGCTGAATTCCCCGATGCGAAGGTTATCAAGACCTGGTACACGAATAATGATTCAATGGTCTGCGAGATCTGCGCTCCGTTGAATGAATTGACGGTCCTTATCAACGACCAGTTTGTTGGTGAGTTCGATCATCCTCCAGCCCATAAGAGTTGTCGCTGCTGGATGCAGAGCCGGACCGATATCGCTGATACGGTTGCCCTGGGTAAACCTGAGATTGAAGTCCCTGGATTTGATACGGTTGGGGGATCCGATGATTGAAGTTGATGTCAAGAATGCGAAGGTCATCGCTGCTCTGAAGAAGGCGCCCATTGAGATCATGCGTCATTGGTCCCAGGCTGGACGGGAAGCTGGCAAGGAGATTATAGGAACGAAGGGTCTGAAGAACTATCCATCGGAGCCATCTGGTAGGAAGATCCCTGGGGGATATCTCAGGGGCATTGGTTATATTTATGCTGATGGGACTTCCAAGAATAACTCTGAGCGGTATGGTACTCAGTTCACTGTCCGTCAGCGTGGCACGACTCAGACGGTGATTGGGAATCGTGCTTCCTATGCTGAGTATCTGACTGGATCACGTGAGGGTGGTGGGGGCCAGTCCTATGTGATCAATAAGAACATCAGTGGTGGTGGTTGGCGTATTCTGCTTGGTGTGGCGAAAGAGAAGATCAATATTCTGAATAGGATTTATACTCTATGGATGCTGAAGGCGTTGAAAAAGCTGGGGCTGCAATAAACGTTGTGGTCCAGGTGGATGATGAAGTTTCTTGGGTGCGGACTCCGGTCCCTGGCCCGAAGGTAGTGGTGATCGGCAACGGTCCTTCCCTCAGCAAGCATTTGGCTGCTGGGGATTTTGATTTACTGCTGGATCTGCAGTCTCAGGGCCTGGTGGAGACCTGGTCTATGAACCTTATCGATCTGATGTACGACCGCACTCCTTGGAGGCCATCGGTCTGGGTCTGGGTTGAGTTCCTGGCTTACGATGTCAAGAAGGGAAACCATTTGGAGTTTACCCAGGGTTATGCTAAGGATGCGGTGAAAGTTCATCTGGCTCCAGGCGTTGAGCGGTGTATCATCGAGCAGAGATTTGAAAGATATATGGAGCCCTGGCTGAAGAGGTATCCTGATTCTGGTCCTGAATGGATCTCTCGCTGTGAAGGGCTGGGGCATGGTCGGCAGCATGGTAACGAGTTTGCTCCGGATGATTGGCATCTTCCAGTTCCTTGCGTGTACGGGGGAACGATGAATACCGTTCTGCCACTTATTTTCCAGGCTGGTTACTCCGATGTCGCTGTGATCGGCTGTGATCTAGGGATCGTTGCTCCGGATCCTGGTCGAGACTACAATCATTTTGATTCCAAATATATGACTTACACTCATGGCGATTATTCCCTGGCTGATGAAACGCTTCGGGATGTTCATCGGTTCGCTCGGAAGAATTTTGAGGGAGCCGGCAGAAGGATTGTGAATGCTGGTATTGGCGGTGTTCTGGATGTGTACGATCGGGTTCCACTAAAGGAGTTCCTTGATGTCTGAGTTCATCGGTCGATCCTGCTGCTGCTCTGGTAGGGTGAGGGCGTTCAGGAAATACCTTCAAGGCTGCCAGGATTACATTGAGACTGGTACTTTATTCGGCGGGTCTGCTGTTGAGATCGGGCAGATTGTTTCTGGTGATGTTCATTGTGTGGATCCGCTTACTGGTTATAACGGTGAGCCTGGGAGACCGGATCCTGAATGTGATATGGTTCCTTCTCCGGAGATCGTTCGGGCCAATTGGGAAGCTGCTGGTCTGGATCCGCTCCGGCTTCACTTGCATCTGCAGAAAACTCCACCACTCCCTGTGGCCCTGGGTGACCGGAAGTTTGATGTGGCTTATATTGATGGTGATCATACCGTTGAGGGCTGTATGTCTGATTGGTTGCTGCTGAAGGATAGGATATCGAAGTTTATTATCTTCGATGATCTTGATAATAAACCAGCGGTCCGGCATGTGGTCCAGGTCGCTGTTGGATCTACTGGTTCTGATTGGAGATTGATCGATCATGATTTCCTGGGGATATTAGCTCATGTATAAATACTCTGCGATCGCTACAACGGTTGATGGTGTTCATGGTCCTGAATTCGTTGAATCCTTTTCCAGGGATCCAGATGCTCAGATTGTCCTGGTCCGGCAAGAGAGTTCCTTTTCTGGTGAAGCTCCGGATGTTATTCAGAAGGGAAGGTTTACTGGTGTTGAGGCTCCGGTGTGCAGCCGAACGAAGGCTTTGAATATCGGACTGTCCCTGGCCACAGCTGATTGGCTCTGGATCCTGGATATCGATGTGCTGCTTGAGGATCCGGCTTGGCCCAGGATAAAGAAGCTCAGCCCTGGGAGCGTCTATGGAAACGATTATCGGGATTATCAGATCGGTGAGCTGCAGTGTAATTATCATTGGGTTGATGGGTGGTCGATTCTATTCCATCGGGATCTCTATAATTTGATCGGTGGATTTGATGAGGCTTTCAAAGCTTCCGGATATCTGGATGGAGATTTCTGCTTCAGAGCTGCGGAGGCTGGATTCCAAAGTCACTGGGGCAATCTTCCGCTCCGGCATCTGCGGTCCAGCACTCGGCTGCAGCTCCCTGGTTATGCTGAGGGTAAGGCTTTCAATCGGGCATATCTAAAAGAGAAGTGGGATCTGGAGGAATTATATGGATGATCGTGATCGTAAGTTCTGGATGATGATTCGGTCTGCTTTGTTATCGATCATTGAAGCTGTGGAGGTCCGGTTTGAAATCAACCCCAAGACCAGCGAGCTACGGAAGTTCGTCAAGGCTTGGATGGAGGCTGGGAATAAATGATGATCTGGAAAATCCGCTGGTGGATTGCTGTCGTATTCGTTGTGTACGCAGCTGCTAAATTTCTGTGCTATAATTTTTTATAAGGGAGGTTTTATGAAAAAGAACAATCTAAAGATTTTATCCAAGACTGATACAGAATTACGAGTCGGCAACTACATATGCATTTTCGGTGGGAAGGATCTGGCCGGGGAGACCTTTACTTCTAAGACCGAATATGAATCTCGCTATACCAAGACGGGCCAGCTTTATGTTGATTGGGAGCATGGTTACGATTGGAATGATGGAGCCCCAGGTCGGGATGATATCCTGGGTGTTGTGGATTGGAAGACCGCCAAGGCTGATGATTATGGATTGTGGGTCGAGATGGCCTTGGATCGTCAGGCTGAATATATGGAATATCTGGAGGAGTTGATTGAGGCTGATATTATCGGCACTTCTTCAGAGGCTACTGGCAAGGCTGAAGTCCATGCTGGTGTTATTACCAAGTGGCCCTTGAAACGGAATGCGTTGACGGTGACTCCGATGGAGCCCAGGATGCTTTCCGAGAATACTTTACATGCTATCAAGGCATTAGTTGGGAAGATGCCCTCTCTCAAGGCGTTGCTGCCAGAGGCCGAGGCGATCGGTGGTGCAGCTGCTGGTGGAGCTACGGGTGGTCCCATTGTACGCTCAACTCAAATTACTAAAAAGGAAAAGAATATGCCAGAACTTTCTGTTGAACAAATTCAACTCGAAGCAAGGGAAACTCTGCTTAGCGAGCAGAAGTCTGTTGCTGATAATGCTGCTGCCCTGCAGGAAACTGTGGATGCTGCGGTCGCTGTTGCTGTTGAGGAAGTTTCCAAAACACTTCCTCCGGTGAATGCAGCTGGTTATGTTGGAATGGCTGCAGTTATCAAACGCTCCGATCTGGGCGATGTCCCAGAAGCTGCCTATTGTCGGCATCTCCGCACAGGTGACCTTGGTGCTTTGATGGAGATCGGTGGCGATCCCTTGAAAGCTTCCAATGCTACCGATATGAATATCACGACCGCTGGTGATGGTGGGAATGCTGTTCCTACTGGTCATTATCAGGGGATCATCGAAAAGCAGGATGAATCCGCTATTGAAGCCCGGTTGGGTGTTCGTGATATCCCTGGCAAGGGAACCACTGTAAATGTCCCTTACGATAACGAAGACGATGGAGAGTTCATCGTTGCTTCTGAGTCTGGGGATTTCGATCTTGATGCTCCGGATCTCGGAACACATGCGATGACCTTGGCCCTCTATGCCAAGAATATCTCATTGACCTATCAGCTGCTTGAGGATGAAGATTCCAAGCTGATGGCTTTCCTTGAGGATTTTGTCGGGCGTGGAATTGCCAAAACCAAGAACTCCCTGCTGCTTACCCAAGTCGCTGCGAATGGAACTGTGTTTGATGAGTTCGCTTCCGCAACTGCGATTGTCCTGGGCGAGCCTGAGCACTTGATCTTCAATGATGCCCTGGCTGATTACCTGGATGATGCAGGTTCGGTTGGCTGGGTCATGAAACCTTCCACTCTGGGTTATCTCCGCACAATTGCTGGGACCAGCGTGAAATCCTATCCGATGGGAAATGAAACTGGCCTGATGGACCTGATGGGTTATCCGGTCGTGTTCTCATCCAAAGCTGGAGCAATGACCGCTGCTCTGAAACCCATTTACTTCGGTAACTGGAATCAGGTCGGTGTCCGTAATGGTGCTGGAATTGGTTTCCTTCGGGATCCATACTCCAATGCTCAGAAGGGCTGGGTCAATCTCTGGTACTACTTCCGGACTGTGTACATGTGTCTGCAGCCCGAAGCAATCGGTTACGGCCAAATGGCAACAGCGTAGGATTCTAATCCTGCTGTTTATCCTCCAACCTTGTGATCCTGGTCTGAGGGGGCCAGGATCACATCGGAGTTTTTATGGCAATCCAGAATGGTTACTGTACTCTAATTGAGTTCAAGGCTTTCAAAGATATCGGTTCCACTGATACTGGTGATGATGCTGTCATTGAATCAATCGTGGAGGCTGTGAGTCGATATATCGATAAGGAAACTAATCTATTCTTTTATGATGATCAGGCTGCGGTCCGTTGTTACTCTCCGGAGATGGGCGATATG